CTGGCGTTTATTGCGCGGGAAACCCGCGCCGTTGGCGGGCTCCAGCCTGCGGAGAAGGGACGAACCAATACAGGCGGACAAGGTAGGCGCTAGCGCGCCGCTTGTTTATGATCTTTTGTGCAAATGTCCTATTGCTCTTTTGTTCTTTTGTTCCTATTCTTGCACTCGTTGACCGACAAACCCATCACCAGGAATCCAGCCATGCCGAAAATAATCTCGGTGCTCAACCAAAAGGGCGGCACCACAAAGACGACCACGTCCACCAACCTCGCCGCGTGCATCGCAGCGCGTGGCCATAGCGTGCTGATCGTAGACCTCAACAGCGACCAGGGCTCGGCGACCGACTGGGCCGCCGCCCAGGACGGCAACGACGTCGCCTGGCACGTGCCGGTTATCTCCATGGGCAAGCAACTGGCACGCGACCTGCCGCGCGTTGCGGGCGCTTATGAGTTCGTAGTCATCGACGGGATCCCACAGGTCAGCGAGCTAACGTCGGCCGCGATCAAGGTCGCCGACCTGGTGCTGATCCCCGTCCAGCCGAGCCAGTACGACATTTGGGCGTGTGGCGACCTGGTGCAGCTCGTGAAAGACCGGCAGGAGCTGGCCGACGGCAAGCCACGCGCCGCGATGCTGGTAGCGCGCGCAATCCAGGGCACACGCCTGGCGCGCGAAGTTGAGAGCGCCCTGCAAGGCCTAGAGCTGCCCATCCTCGAGGCGCGCACGCACCAGCGCGTCGCCTACGTTGACGGCGTGCCGAAGGGCCGGAGCGTTATGGATCTGCGTTCCTCCGACGAGGCGCGGATCGAGATCGAAGCACTGACCACCGAAGTTCTGGAGATCCTGCAATGACCCTCAGCACCCAGCGCCCCAGCCAGCGCGGCACAGCCCCGGCTACGCCCGCGCACGTCGAGAAAGCCCGCGCCGCCGTGGGCAACGATCCGACCGAGAAGAAAATCCCGCTGCTGGCGCCGAAGCGCTATCACCAGGGATTGCAGGAAATTAAGGGCATGAGCGAGACGCCGGTAAAGCATCTGCTGCTCGAGGCGATCGACGACCTGTTCGAGAAGTACAAGCGCGGCGAGGGCCGGTTCGATGTCGGCAATGTCGCCGAACTGAAACGGCGCCTGGACGCCTTGAACTGAGAGAGGCGCCCGGCCAGCGGGGGCAACCGCTGACCAGGCAGACACGTGAAAAACCCCTGAGAGGATCCAACCCATGTCAGCGAACGACTATACCACCGCGTCAAACCTGCCGCTCGCGCGGATAACCGAGAAGGCCGCGCGCACCCTGGCGATTCAGTTCATTAAGCAGCACATGCCCGCCCGCCTGCGCGTCGACGCCCTGGCCGCTATCGCGAGGGCCGCATGATGACGACCGACCAAGCCCGCGCCCTCGAGGCCGCTGCCCAGCGCATTGCCGGCGCCATGCGTCGCGACTATCGCGCCGTTCGCATGCTCGACCACTACCTCGGCCAGGCACGCAAGCCGGATCCGAAAATCGTCGAGATCGTGACGGCGGCCGACGAGATCGTTCGCCCGCTCCTGGACGCCATCACCGGCGCCGAGGACGAGAAGGCGCTGCTGCAGCACCGCGTTCGCACCTGCCAGACCGAATGCATCGAGCTCGCCGACTACGTCCGCGCGCTGCCCGGCCGCGTGCCCGCGCATATCGATGGCCAGGTCGGCGGCGTGCCCTTCCGCACCTGGCTCGAGGCCGAGGTCTCGGGCGCCCCGGTGCCGCACTACGCTCGCCCAGGACAGGAGCCCACAGCATGAGCCGCCGCAGCAGTTCCAGCTCGCTCGAGATCCTGCTCGGCCTTCTCGGCGGCGCCCTGGTGGCGCTCGGTGCCTTCATCTGGCGCATTTACACCGCGATTCCCGACTATCCGCAGCCGCAAGGGAGTGACGACCATGACGACCACCCATAAACGAAAAGTGAAACCAGCCCAGCCAGCGCCCGAAAGGGCGATCGAGTGGCCACGCGCCGACCCGGCCGAGCTGGCCAAGTTCGACCCGGCCTCGAAGGTCTGCAACATGAATTGCAGCCCGCACGGCCTCGATCCGCGCAGCCGGTCCGAGCGGCTGTTTCTGTGCGACGACTGCTAGCGCCAGGCCCGTAATGTCGCCAGCACCACAAGCCCGCCTACCAGCGGGCTTTTTGTTACCCTGCCGGCGCCACAACGGGAGGGGCATACGTGAAAAAGAGCACAAAGATTGTTCTGGCGGCAGGAGCCGTAGCGGTTCTGGTCGGCGGATTTCAAGACGTCATGAGCCTGGAGACTAGCGGCCTTCGGCAGGCCCACCAGGCGGCCGGATGGCAAACCAAGCAAGCCGGGAACACCGTCAAGTGCGAGACACTGAAAGAGGATGGCAACACGTGGGCGCTCTGCCGCCACTGGCGGGCCACGCCGAGCGCCTGGCTCAAACAGGGCGACGATTGGGCGTCTGCGAATGGACCGGCGATCAGCATCGTCGATGTCGTTGCCGCGATCGACAGCACCGATGCCAGTCGCCCCTATCAAGACCTGCCAAGGCTATTCAGAGGGAAGGGCGCGCCGCCAATGCCTGACAGCGTGCGCGCGCGAATGGACGAAATCCGCTCCGAAACAATCGCCGACAGCCGCTAACCGGCGCCACAACGAAAAAAGCCCCCACCGCCGCAAGGCAGTGGGGGCTTCGTTCTTTCGGGTCAGTGGGTTTTCGACTGATCCCGGCCCGGCATCAGCGCCGGGTGATCGCGCTCGATCGAGCCCTTCGCCAGATAAACCGACTCGTAGGCGTCAGCCACGGCGCTGGCCAGCTCGCCGCTAGCGGCGGCAATGCGCTGGAACTTCTCGGCGTTTTCCTCGGTGCGCGTGACCAGGCGCTGATAATCCTCGCGCTTGACCTCCATCAGCTTCGGCGGCACGTAGTGCTGCACTGCGGCGAGAGCGAACCGGGGCGCCAGGGGCAGCGTCGAGTGGCGGGCGAGCACCGCCCAGGCCATCGGCGTGAAGATGGCCCGCCGCTGGCGGTCGTATTCGTCGCGATATTCGCAAACGCTCCCCTCGGGGAACTCGTGCTCATAGCGACGGAACAAGCCCAGCGCGGAGTTCTTCATCTTGTAGCCGAGCAGCGCGTCGACCTCCTGATCACCCAGCCACAGATTGCCAGCCGTATCCCATTCGGCATGCACAACGCCCGCGCCGAAATCCAGCTCCACCAGGCGGCCGGTAAACATGGCGCCCTCGACTTCGCTGTACTGCTCGGTATTGCGCTGCTGCAGCTCGGCTTCCATGCGGTTGAAAGCCTCGATATAGGCCTCTTTCCAGCGGGCCGCCGAGGCGCCGGTAAAGCCCATGCACAGGAAGGTGAAGCCGTCGCGGGTCATGCGGTAGAAGGGCTCCTCCCTGCCATTTCCAGCCATTCGGCTGCACGGTACAAAATTGCACCGTGCAAAGTCCTCCGAGCAATCGAGCTGACGAATTGCCCGCATCACCACCTTATGTTCCTTACCAAACACCTCAGCCACGACCAGCGAAGTGGTGGTCGGGCGACCATCTTCCAGCGTGACGGCGGATGGGTCTAATACGCGTTGATCAGTCATTGTTCTTGCGCCCTCGCTGCGATCAGCAGCCTGTTGATTACCTTGGTTGCGGTCTCTCCGCGCCCTTCCATTTCGGCTAGGGCTTCTGCAGCCTCCGGGACTAGCCGGATACCGTTCAGCTTTCGACCCCCTCTTTCCAGCAACCGCGCCTCGTACTCCTCGACCCGCTGCGCGACTTTTTTCGGCTCTTTTTTCATCCCTCCATTCCTGTTAGTTAATCAACGCTACGAATGCTACATTCGATGGTTTACTAACGCAACAAGTTTCAGGCACAAAAAAATCCCCACCGCCGCGAGGCGATGGGGAGTATTCAACGTGGGCGCAATTTTGCGCTGAGTGGCCTACAGCCCAGGCTGCGCGTCACTCCTGCTTTCCGTCCGGATAACTCGCCTCGATCGTGCAGCGGTAACTCTGCTGCCTGGATCCGCTCGAGGTCACCTTATCGATCGACCAGTCGCCACGCATGAACGATGGCCACGTCGCATCGAGCTCGACCAGGCCCTCGGCGCCGAACTGCGGATTTCCCGGGCAGTCGATCCGGAGCTTTGTTTCCTGGCGCTTGGCCTTGCGCAGCTCGCCCTCGCCGGCCGCTTTGGCCTCGTCCGCGTCCTGGTAGCGCTGGCGCACCTTGCGGAACGGCTCGGTGCCCGTCTCGACAATGATCTCCTTTCCGCTGCCGCCGTCCCACCAGGCCGTTTTAACGCCCTTGACGCGGATCCGCGCATCGCTGTCGATGCTGGCCGCGATGAACGCTTTGCTGCCTGGTCGGTTGTCCTGCGTCACCGACAACGTGACCTTCGGCATCGGCTTGCCGCTCAGCGTCTTGAGCTGGCCGCGACGAGCCAGTACATACAGATCATTGACCGGCTTCGCGACCGCGTCGAAGCGCTTGGCCAAGCGCGTTAGGAACGACGCGTCGGTCTCGTTCGACTGGTCGATATGAACGATCGCGATCGCCTCGAGGTCGGCCGCAACGCGGGGCGTAAACCCATGCCGGCCGACCACGCGGCGGAACACTTGGCCGAGCGTGGTCATGGCGTAGGTTTCGGAGCGCCGGGCCTTGAAG